TAGTGTCGTGATGATCTGGGGTCGATCAGTCGGCAGAGATGGGCCGATGAGTCGCGCATACTTTCACTCGTTGGCAGAGCTCGATCGCGCGATGTGCTCCTCAACCGAGGTCGCTCAGTTCTTTGAGCTCGCGACGCATAAGCAACCATCACCACGAGTCGATGAGCCACCAGACATAGAGCAGCTCATCGCGCGCAGTCATATACCACGCAAGCGCAAGCAGACCTTGCTCGCGCTCTACAAGTGGCCCGATAAGCCGATGGCCCTGCGCACTTACCTGCGACAGTTCGCGACCGACACATGCTCAGAGTACAGCCTCAAGCACTATACCCTCGATTATGTCGAGCGAGGCATCGTGAAAGGGTACAAGCCCGGCACGAGCAAGCATCACCTAAAGGTCGACGAGAAAGCTTTGATCGATTACCTATTAACGGCTGATCATGAGTGATCTGATCTTAAACGATCTACAGCTTGAGGTAATCGGAGGCATAAGGCGCTCTGATCGCGTGATCGCTGCGCGCTGTGGTTGGGGATCAGGCAAGACGAGCTCGCTCGTGTTCGCGCTGTGGTTTATCGCTAAGACTCGACCAGGCACGACAAGCCTGCTCATCACCGACACGAACAGCAGATACAACTCGGTGTTGATGCCAGAGATCGAGAAGTGGTTACAGCCTCGAGGGTGGACGTATAACCACACGCTCAGGCAGTGGGTCGACACATACACCGGCAGCGCTGTGCTCTGCCGCTCTTACTTTCGACCGGGCACGCGCGATGCCTCGCACAATCCTCTCGAGGGTATCAACGTCACCTCGGGCGTCGCGCTTATTGACGAGTGCCAAACACTCAGCGCTGAGGTCGCGCATAAAGCGCTCGGTCGTCTACGATCAGGGCCGAGCCCGACGCTGATACTTGTCGGTCTGCCTGTCGCAGATGCTTGGTGGTGTCAGATGGCAGAGGATGCCGGCAATCCTCCTCTGCTCTTCACCTCGTATGTAAACGAGGCAAATCTATCAGAGGCTTGGTTTGAAGCGACCGAGCTCCTGCCAGAGGATGAGCGCGAGGCGATGGTCATGAATCGACCAAAGCCACCAAGCGGGCTCGTGTATCAAGAATTCAGCATCGAGTCTCATGTGATCGACGACTTTGCATACTTGCCTGAGATGACAGGGCGCATTGCGATCGACTGGGGATTCAGAAAGCCGAGCGTCTTGATCTTGGTTTATGACGAGGCGCGCGAAGCGTCGGTGGTAGTGCACGAGATCAACCCGCAAGAGGTCACGATCAGGCAGCTTGCTGAGATGATCCTGCGTATCGCTTGGCCTCGTGCGCTCAAAGATCAAGCGCCCGGCCCTCGTATCTGGATCGATGCAGGATGCGCAGACAAGGCAGGCCAAGCGCGCAACGATCAGACAGGGCGCAGCGCCTTTCGTGAGATCGCCAAAGCACTCGAGGCAGGTGGCATCGGTATGCCGTTGCGACACACGACCGACCCAGTGCGCACAGATGTGCTTAACGGTGTGCAGAAGCTCAAGCGCGCCTTTGCTCGCAGTCGTTACTTGATTACGCGCGAGGTATGGACAAAGGGCGAGCGCGCTACAGGTAACAGTCTGCGAAAGGCGCTCATGTCATATGCCTGGGACACTAAAGAGCAACCAAAGAAAGACGGCAGAGAAGACCCGCTTGACGCACTGCGCTACGACTGCATCTTTAACTATTGGGCCGATGAGGTATCGCGCAGCTCATACACACCAAGACGCAAGCCGAACCGCACCAAGCGCGCAGGCATTGTCACCGACCGAAGGGGATTTTAAATGGCAGATCCAACACTTTCACCGGGGCTCCTCGATAAGGTGCTCGACCCTGAGAATCTTGTTGCAGTCGTAACGGTCGGCATCATGTACATGCTTTATACTTGGGTCAACAAGCGCTTTGAGCTAGAGAAACAAGAGCAAGATGAGATCATCGAGAGGCTTGACGACTATCATGATGAGCTCCTCAAACTTGAGGGCCAGATTGAGGCTCTCAGAAAGCAGATTGATCGTGACTAGTTATCCTTATCTATCAGAAGAGGATCTGCAACGCATCGACCTCACAGCAGACGAGCCGAGCTCTGCCGTTGATCATCCTCAGCACTATCATGCTGAGTCAGGAGTGGAAGTGATTGACGCGATCGAGGCGTGGGGCTTGAGCTTCGCGCTCGGTAACGTCGTCAAGTACGTCGCGCGCTCAGGTCACAAGGGCAACGCGCGAGAGGATCTGCAAAAGGCGCTCTGGTATCTCACTCATGAGCTCGCCAAATACGACGATTGATTTTCAATGGTGCGAGCGCTGTGCATCTTGGCAGGAGCTCGGCAAGCCTCATCGATGGCGATTATCAAGAGTGATCTGCACAGACGAGCGCCCGACTGACTTTGAAGCGCTAAAGGCTCGTGGTGTATGGCCGAATACAAGGCTTGACAAAGCGCCCGATTAAGCCAACACTAAAACCGACGCATGTATAAGCCTAACGATCATCTATTGATACCCTCGAGGGCTCATGCGCAAGCTAGACTACAAAGCCGATTCAGAGGAGACGCCTCGCCATATGCGAGCGCTTCACCCTCGCTTTAGTACGCGAGGCATCTCAGGCACGATGCTGTCTGGTGGGATGATCTCAGGCTATGAGCGAAACGCACAGCTCACCGGGCTCAACTGGGTGCGCGAGGCTGAGGACATGCTGCGCACTGATCCGGTTGTGCGTCGATCGTGGCACATGCTCAGGCAGACTCTACTTTCTGCGACATGGCGCTTTGAGTCGGCAGACGATCTCGACCCAGTCTGCAACGAGCTCGCGCGCTTCGGTAACGAGTGCTTTGGGTTTGATGGATACGCAGGGCAGATGTCGCAGTCTTGGGAAGAGCAGCTATCATACCTGCTCGAGTTTGTGCCTTTGGGGTATCGGTATGCCGAGGAGGTCTATCGGGTCGGCCCTGACTTCAACGGCAAAACTAGAGTCTGGCTTGATCTCTATGCTGATCGAGAGCCGAGCGCGCATCTGCGCTGGTTGTCTCGTGATAATCAACAACTCGATGGCGTTCAACAGCAGGTCGTCGGTGTAGGCAAGACGCCTGAGCCGATCCCTGCTAACAAGCTGCTCTTGCTCACGTTGAATCGCACCGGCTCCAATTTCGAGGGCTCAGGCATGCTGCGCCCTGTTTGGTGGTGGTGGAGAACGAAACAAAAGGTTTCTAATCTCATGTGCGTCGGTGTCGATCGATGGGCAGTGCCGACGCCTCGAGTTAAGGTCGATCGCTCTGTGGCAGAGATGCACGGCTTGACCGATGCAGACATCAACGCGATGATCGATGAGGCAGAGGCACAGGCGCAAGCTTTCTTGTCAGCTGAGCAAGCTTACCTCATCGATAACCCGGTCGTGAGCTTTGATCAGTACGCGAGCGCGCCTAATCTATACGCGCAGGGCCCGCTCGACATTATCAAAGAGTGTGACAACCAAATCTCGCAAGCCTTCCTTGCTCAGTTTGCAAATCTCGGCATCACCGACACCGGCTCTCGCTCTGTTGGCGAGGTGCACCTGTCAGTATTCCGACGAGCTGCGATCAACCTCTGTGACATCGTCGCGTCTGCTGTCTCTGGGGTCGACCGGAGAGGCGCAGGCACGATCGGCAGGTTGATCAGATGGAATTACGGCACAGTAGATCCAAGCAAGCTTCCTCGTCTCGTGCACACCGGACTAGATACCGACGATCTAGCAGATTCTCTCGCGATGCTGCCTCAGCTTGTGACATCAGGTCTGCTTACACCAGACGACGAGCTCGAGCGCGCCATAAGGGAGCGTCTAGGAGCTGGCGACCTGCCCGAGGAGGCACAACGATCTGCGCTCGAGAGAACAGCCAGCGCAGGTAATGTCGCCTCGCTTGCAGAGGCAGCGATCAGGAGACGTCGTGCGAAAGATTAAGCGACGCATCAAGAGCGCTCAACAGCAACTCGCATCGATTCCCGAGAAGTATTCTCACATCGATTTTAGAGCTCCACAGGGCGCACGCAAGGCAGCTGAGCGCGCGCTGCGTCGTCGTGCTGAGAAGCCACAGAGCGAGCGAGGCATGACACCAGTCGGGATCGCGCGAGCTCGTGACCTGATCAACGGTGTGCGCCTATCTCCTGAGACTGTACGCAGGATGCTCTCTTACTTTCAGCGTCACGAGGTCGACAAAGAGGGCTCGACCTGGGAGAGCTACGGCAAAGGCCGGCAGGCTTGGGATGGCTGGGGCGGTGATGCTGGGTTTTCTTGGGCTCGAAAGGTAGTGAGTCAGATGGATGCAGCAGATAAGAAAGCAACGCTTCGCGCTTATGGTGAGGCGATTCAAGTGCGCGCTGAGCAGACCTATGATGTGCCAGAGGGTCTCGTCGTAGGAAAGCCATTTAAGACGCTCGCGCTCGGTCAAGTCAGCTCGCGCATGAATGGCGAGGCGATCGGTGCGCCTGTCTCTCAAGAGCTCCTCGAGGAGATGGTGCGCGTATACTATGAACGACGCGACGCAGATCCGGTGATTATTGACTGGCAGCATGCGACCTCGCCCTTTAATGGTGGCACTCCTGCGCCTCCTGAGTCAGGCAACGCGCTCGGCATGATTATCGATCTCGACCTGCGTGAAGATGGGCTCTATGCAGTACCTGCCTATAACGAGCGCGGCCTTAAAGTCGTGCAAGAGGCAGGCGGTGTGCTGTGGAGCTCGCCCGAGTATCTGCATGGTGAGATTTACACTCGTAACGGTGGCGATAAGGTGGGCGACGCTCAGTTGCTTGCTGTCACCTTAACCCCCAGACCTGCTCAATCGCATGATCGCATTGATCGGGTAACACTAAGTGAACAGGAGCAAGTGAACATGGATCTTGAGTCTATGAACATTGACGAGCTTCGTGCTGCCCTCGCTGCGAAAGATGCGATGGTGCTTGAGCTCGAGCAGAAGATTAAAGATATGACCTCAGAGAATGAGGCAAAGATCGAGGTCGAGGTCGACGCTGAAAAGCCAGAGGACGAGGTCAAGAAAGAGGCCGAGCCTGAGAAGATGGGCGACAGCTACGACGACAAAGAAAAGAAGATGACCGAGGCAGCACAGCTCAGTGAGAAAGCAGAGCCAAACATGCTTGCAGAGGTCATGCAGCTCCGCGCGCAGAATCAGAAGCTCTCAGAGCGCCTCGAGGTGATCGAGGCTGAGAAGCGCGACGTCGAGCGTCGTGAGGCTGTCGCATCTCTCTTACGCGAGGGCAAGGTCAGCCCAAGCGAGGAGACAGCAGCCGCTCGCGCTTGGGACGTTCGCGAGAACATGCCTGAGTTCTGGCAGATGTTCAGCGAGCGCCCTGCCTCATCAGCAGTGCCTTTGACCGAGATCGGTCATGGTGCCTCTGGCGCTGAGCTCAACAAGGCGACGCTCGCTGAGCAGGTCAAGCTACTCGCAGAAGAGAAAGGGCTTAACTTCAGCGAGGCTCTAAATCTATTCCGTACCAATAACCCAGACGCATACAACAGCGTCTTCAACTAAGGAGCGTG